CTCACCATCTGCGTATTTCCCGCGAGTTACTTGTTGGCGTCGATCTGATTGCGTGGGATTCGCTACGCATTGGTATGGGCAAGAGAAGCCGGCGCCGCGGCGACTATTTGCTTGTCCTGCAAAAGCCGCCGGTACGTTGCGGAAACACCTGGACTGATCACGGCATTTCAAGCCGTTGGCCGGAAAAGGTCGATCGCAAACTCCACCCGCACATCAAGCCGATCGGACTGATCACCCGCCTGATCGCGGCCACCACCGAACCCGGCGATCTCGTCGTCGACCCTGCCGCAGGATCGTTCGTCGTTATGCGAGCCGCCCTCGAACTCGGGCGCGAGTTCGTCGGGTGTGACCTCGCCCATATGTGCGGCATTGAAAACGGAGAAAGCCAACATGCACTAGGAAGGAGAACTGCATGAAGCCTTTTCAAGTCACTGCCTCGCGTCCCCCGATCATCGTCCTGCACGGCGCGCCGGGCATCGGCAAGACCTCGATGGGCTCCGGCTTTCCGAATCCGGTGTTCATTCAGACCGAAGACGGCTGCCCGGCCGGTTTGACGATTGCGAGCTTCGGTCTGTGCGAGAGCTTCGCCAGCGTCGTTGAGGCGCTGTCGTGGCTTGGCAAAGAAGACCACGGCTATCAGACACTCGTCGTCGACAGTCTCGACCAGTTGGAGCCGCTCGTGCAGGCGGCGCTGTGCGCCGACCGCGGCTACGCCTCGATCGAGAGCCCCGGCTTCGGCAAGGGCTACGTCGAACTCGATAAGTACTGGCTCGACTTCCTGCGCGGCTGCAACTGGCTACGGCGCAACCGCGACATGACGATCGTGCTGATCGCGCATTCCGAGATCGTGATGATAAACGATCCGCGCACGACGGCCTATTCAGCCTACGCCTTGCGACTCCATAGGCGGGCACGTGGGCTCGTCGAGGACAGTGCCGACCTGATCGGCTTTCTCGCGACCGACGTGGTGATCAAGAGCGAGCAGGGCGGCTTCGGCAAGACCCGCGCTCGTGCCGACGGCGGCAATACTCGCTGGCTGCACGTCGAGCCGCGACCAGCCTTCACCGCAAAGAACCGCTTCGGAATGCCCGAGCGCATCCAGATTCCGCTGCGCTTCGATTATCCGTCGACGTTCGGCAAGTTCTTCCCGACCCCGCAGCCGCAAGCGGGGAGTGTGCGTACTGCGGTAGCCGAAAATGTAACTGAAACGATGACATCCGAAAATGGTGGCATCCAAGCGTAAGGACTGTGACGATGAGTTATCACGATAAGCTTCCTGAAATGTTTGACCCGCGTGCGCACGAGGGCACGCAGGCCATGCAGTCCATCCCGCAAGGATGGTATCTGGCCCACATCGTCGAGGCTGAAGTTCGCGACGCCGCAAATGGTAACGGCAATTACCTGCTGACGGTTTTCGAGGTTCTTGAGGGCGACTTTCTGCACCGCAAGATCTATCAGAACATCACCTTGGCTAATGCGAGCCAGCAGGCGGTTGAGATCGGCAAGCGCTTGCTGACCGATGTCTACACCGCCTGTGGCATCACCGAGCCCACGCAGGAGATCGACGTACTCCTGTACAAGCCGGTCAAGATCCGCGTCGCCATCAAGCGCGACCCGGCTGGAGAGTACCCGGACGGCAACCGCATCTACGCGGTGCGCCCGCAGGACTACGTGCCCAAGCGTGGACCTTCCGCTTCGCCGAGCATCGGGCCGTCTGCCTCGGTGGCAGCGAAACCGGACCTTCCTTGGAATCAGAAGTGAAGCAATGAGGCCGCGGTGAGGATGGTTGTCGCTCCCGTGTCGGCGACCATCCGTCACTTCGGAGAACGAGCATGATCCTTCGGCAATACCAAGAAGACGCGCTACGCGAGCTGTTCGCGTTCTGGCGCAACGGCGGGGGCAATCCGCTGATCGCGATGGCGACCGGCACCGGCAAGGCCGTCGTGCTCGCGTTCCTGGTCAAGCGGCTGCTGACCGACTATCCGAGCATGCGCGTGCTGGTGACGGCACCGAACCGCGAGTTACTCGACCAGGACATCAAAGAGCTTTTGAAGATCTTGCCTGACGCTCCGATCGGCATCAACTGCGACGGGCTCGGCTCGCGCGATACCGACGCGCAGATCCTGTTCGCCACGGTCAACTCGATTTACCGCGACCCGCAGGTGCTCGGGGCGCGCCACCTGGTCATCATCGATGAGGCCCACCTGATCCCGCACGGCGAGCAGGGCATGTACCACACGACCCTGAGCGGCCTGCGCAAGCTCGTGCCCGATCTGCGCGTCGCGGGCCTGACCGCAACGCCGTTCCGCCTCGACAGCGGACACCTGTGTGAGGGCGACGGCCACCTATTTGACGCCGTGGTGTTCGAGTACACGATCGCCGAGGGCATCCGCGACGACTGGCTTTCGCCGCTGTCGTCGAAGGCTACGGCCAAGACTATTGATGTCACCGGGGTCGGCAAGCGCGGCGGTGAGTACATCGCCGAGCAACTCGAAGCCGCCGCGATTCGCGACAACGCGGTCGAGCTGGCCTGCGACGAGATCGCCACCTACCGGGGCAAGCGCCGAGCATGGCTGATTTATTGCGTCGGCGTCGTTCACGCCGGGATGGTGCGCGACGCACTGCGTGCCCGCGGCGTCGACGCCGAAATGGTGCTCGGCGAGACCCCGGACGCCGAGCGCACCAGGATCATCGAGGACTTCCGTGCCGGCCGCCTGACCGCGCTGGTTAGCGTGATGGTCCTCTCGTATGGCTTCAACGTTCCGCACGTCGACCTGATCGCCATGCTACGCCCGACCTGCTCGGCAGGGCTCTACATCCAGCAGGTCGGCCGCGGTACGCGCAAGGCGGACGGCAAGGAGTCCTGCACCGTTCTTGATTTCGCCGGAAACGTTCGCCGCTTCGGCCCGGTCGACAACGTCCGCATCAAGACCAAGAGCGGCCGCGAGGGCGAGGCGCCGACCAAGGTCTGCCCGGAGTGCAACGAGATCCTGCCGCTGGCGGCGACCGAGTGCTCGTGCTGCGGCCATGCTTTCCCGCGTGACACCACACCCAAGCACGCCGCCCACGCCGATACGGCGGCGATTCTCGGCCCGCGGCGCGTCATGTCCGACTGGATGGAGGTCGACGACATTGAATACGGCTTTCACCACAAGGAAACCCCGTCGCTGCGGGTCAACTTCCAGTGCGGCATCCATGGTTTTTCGAAGTGGGTGTGCCTGCAGCACCGCGGCTATGCCCGCACCATGGCCGAGCAGTTCTGGCGTGGCATGAACGGCGACATGCCGGTACCGAACACAATCGACGAGGCGCTGCAGCGCCAGGACGAACTCGCCTGGGTAACGCACATCCGCGTCGCACCTGAAGGTGAGAGGTACTGGCGCATCATCGGCTACCGCATCGGCGGCGAGAACTACGACGGCAACCTGCAGCGCGCGATCGCGTGGGGCCGGCCCGAGTTCAACGACTCGATCCCTTACTGAGGACGCAAACATGAATCTCATTCCGGACGAGCTGCCGGATCTTCGGCGCGTCGGTCTGCTCGCGATTGATAGTGAAGAGCGCGACAACGGCCTGCAGGCCGATCGCGGTTCGAGTTGGCCGTGGCGTGACGGGCACGTCTGCGGCATCAGCGTCGCCTATCGCGCGGACGGAGAAGTGCGCGGGCTCTATCTGCCGATGCGCCACCCTGACACGCAGTGCTTCCCGCCCGAGCAGGTCTACGCCTGGCTTGCTGCGCACGTCGCTTGCGGGCCGAAATTTCTCACCCACAACGGGCCGTTTGATTGGGGATGGTTTCGCAGCGAGGCCGGCATCCGCATGCCGCCGAGTGAGCGCATCGAGGAGCTAGGGGCACTCGCCACCCTGACCAACGAGAACCGCCGCGACTACGGGCTCGACGCGCTGGCCAAGTCCTGCGGCTTTCCTGGCAAGGACGAGTCCCTGTTGCGCGAGGGCTGCACGACGCTCGAACTGGTCACCAACAAGCGCAAGAAGTTTCGCCCGCAAAGTTATCTCTGGCAGCTGCCGGCGCGCTACGTCGCGGCCTACGCGGTGGCCGACGCCATCAATACCCTGCTGGTGTTCGATCAACTTAACCCGATCCTCGACCGGGAGAACACGCGCGCTGCTTACGAACTGGACCGCGACTTGGTGCCGCTGATCGTCGAGATGCGAGCGCGTGGAATCCGCATCGACATCGCGGCCGCCGAACAGGCCCGTGACCTTCTGCTTGGCAAGCGCGACGCCGTGCTCGCTCAGCTGTCGGACAAGCTCGGCATGCCGGTGAGTATGGACGAACTCAATCGAAGCCGGTGGAAGGCGCCGATCTTTGACCGCGAGAAGGTGAAATATCCGCGCACCGAGAAGGGCTCGCCGAGCTTCACCGGGGACTGGATGGAGGGCCATCCGCACTGGTTACCGCAGCTGATCTGCGAGGCGGAAAAATATCACCGTGCCGGCGACAAGTTCGTCGGCAACTACATTCTCGGGCACGCGGTCAACGGCCGCATCCACGCCGAGCTCCACCCGTTCCGGTCTGAGGACCACGGCACCAAATCGTTTCGGTTCTCCTACTCTGATCCTC